CTTTCGAAGAATCTGTTTCAGGCGTGCCGGGTAAGAAATTTATCTCTGGCATAAACAGGGGAACTTCATTAGGATATCCTCATACACTTGATAGAACGTTAAATAAGCGAGATCTGTTTGGACGAGATGAAGAATATTTATATCCTGATACTTTCCGAACTCGAGTTGATCAGCTTATTGATAATGCTCGAAATAACATTCGATCGGATGTTGTATACCAGGCTACACTCAAGGATGAAAGGCGAACACTTGATCGTGTAAAGGCTGCGAAGACAAGAGTTTTCGAAGCATCACCAATGGAGTATAGCCTGGCTGTGCGTCAATATTTTGCCGCATTTATTTCTCATGTGCAAACAAACCGGATAGATAATGAGATAGGCGTTGGAACTAACGTTTACTCATTAGATTGGCACCGGACTGGATTAGCTCTTCAACGTCATGGTAAACATGTCATCGCAGGAGATTTCTCCGGGTTTGATGGTTCACTTTTGGCGCAAGTTCTATGGCGAATTTGTGATCTTGTGAATCAATGGTATGATGATGGTGATGAAAATGCCATGATAAGGCGTAATCTATTTGAAGAAATAGTTCACGCTCGAGTTTTGGTGCGCGGTGAATTGATTCAACAGACTCATTCTCAACCATCCGGAAATCCCCTCACGGTTATTATAAATTCTCTATTTAATATGATAATTATGCGTTATGCGTATTTAACTATAAAGCGTGAGAATAATTTAGGTAGTTTGTGTGATTTCAAAGATCACGTCTCACTACAATGCTTTGGTGATGATAATGTACTTAATATTTCAGGAAATGTTATTAGATGGTTTAATCAGGTAACAATTTCTAAAGCTTTAAAGGACGTTGGAATGACATATACTGATGAGGCAAAAACGGGAAAGATAGTAGAATCTCGAACGTTAGATAGTATAAAATATCTCAAGAGATCCTTCCATAAGGATAAGAATGGATATTTTATCGCGCCTCTTGAGTTATATGTTATTTGTGATATGGTGCTCTGGGTTCGTGGAAATAGATCTCGAGCAGCGACTATTGAGAATGTTGAGACTGCTCTCGCAGAATTAGCTCTTCACTCTCGTCATATATTTAATAAATATTCCAAAGCATGGATAGAAGTTTGTCGTGCTGAGGGATTAGAAATTCGCGCATATACATATGATGAATATCGCGATGAATTACAAACTTCACAATTAGGACAAGTCGGTGCGTCAAGCGTTTACTCATGGTACGCTTGAAGGTGATGCCCAGCAACCTACAATGAACACCCAAAATTGTAGTTGATGATCAGGCCATATTTAGGACTTAGAGCTATTTAGTTTTAGGGAGTCCCACCGCAAACCCGAGGGGTTTCTAGCCTTTAGTTGTACAGCTAGTTTAGAAATATAACAACTCAGAATACTGACGATAATAATAATAATCGGGTGGTTCCTGAACAAGAAACAACCACAACACGCTCAAACATCCAAGAGGATGTGCAGGCAACCCATTCTTTAGCACCCATGGAATCTAATACTAT